GCTAGTCTTACTTTCTCGGGTGATTTAACGGGGCTATCTTCTTCTTACTCGATATTAATATACGGGAATGATCTTACTCTCTCGGGTGATTTAACGGGGCTAGCGCCTTCGTACCTAGCATTAATGAACGGGAATGATCTTACTTTCTCGGGTGATTTAACGGGGCTAGCGCCTTCGTACCGGATCTATTTGAGCGGGGCTAGCCTTACTTTCTCGGGTGATTTATCCTCTGCCGACCCCTCTCTGCCCATATCGATAAATGGGGCTCTAATGACCTTAACCGGGTATTAAAATACGTTAGGGTTATCCCTTTCCCTTGAAAGCCTGAGACGGTAATTGTCGTTCAACATCCTAGTGACTTCCTTAAGGAACTCACTAGGAACCAAGTTTATCCTGGCTTTAACGTAAGGCACCGCCGTCACGTTATTACACCAAAGGTAATACTCCCTAGCCTTCCATCTTCCCCGAAGTTTAGGGAGCGCCTCCTTTGCGTGTTCTCTAGGCGTCATCTTTAATATCGGCTGATTCGTACGTCATCGCAAATATGTCGGGTTTGCAGGGGTAGAATTCACCTTTAACCCCTTTAATCACCCAGCTCCCTACTTCCACTTTCATTACCCCATCTAACGTAGAGATAAGGATGATCGGATTCCCTTTGTGGTCTTCCCTTGGCTCAGCAGTGCATGTTATGAAATTGAAAACCCGGTCTTTCTCCTCCTCAGAAAAAAGCATAGCTTCAATAATGACAGGTTTCCTCATAAATTTTGGCATTTTAATCTCCTTTATTTCTAGTGATATAGGCGAGCCACGCAAACCAAGACAGCACCATTACCATCGTAATTTTCTCGTCGCTTATCCCCATTAAATGGTTTGTGGCCTCCTCAACCCAGGTGACCATCATAAATAAGATGACCACCCAAAAGAGAGCTATAAGGTTTCCCTTCAGGTTAATCACAGTAAGTTATAGGCGGCTGAGAAAACGCCCCCAGCCCATAATAAAAAGAATATCGTAATAGCAAGCAATACCTTGTGCGATCTCGTTGACATGAGATACTCCTCTGGGCGGTTTTTGAAGTCGGTGTTTAACGTTTTATTCATCATTAGCTATGTTCCTCGATAGGTTGATACCGTTTTCTAGGCACTCTCTTTCGTACGCGTCGAGCAGCTCGCTAAGCTCTTTAGTGCTCATTGTTGATGTTACCCTAATAAATCTCATCGCTTTAATAGCGTCTTCGTAGATTAGATCGCCGATCTTAGTTAGTAAATAGAACTCATTGAATTCTGGATCTGCGCGAAGAATAGGCACCCCAAATAGTAATTTAACATATCCCTTTTCCTCTTCTGGCGAACATCTTTTTGAGGCAGCCGCCTCAGAGATCCATCGGTGCAATAGTGAATTCTGAGCCAGGCTTCGTTTACCTTTTTTATCAAAGATGCTCATTAGGAACGGCATCTCTCGACCGCGTTCAATTTCTTTCCTGATTACTTGCGCTGCCGATCTTATCCCGACAATAAAGTAAGTAGCTCTTTCCATTTTAATCTCCTGTTGGTCACATCGACACTGTGACGAATAATATAGCGAGAATGCCGAGGGCAATTAGCAGCACGTTTTCTGTCTCGTTAGTAAATACCGTCTTTATTTTGGTAAAAAAATCTTCGTGTTCCACTTTAAATCTCCTTTAATAGTTCTACATATTCTGCTTTTTTATCTAGCAGATCGTTGATGTTAAGAATTAAGGCTGTCTGGATTAGATCGTCCCTTTCTACCCTTATTATTTTTGTGGGTAGGTCGGGATGGTAAAGAAACAAATCCACCCAATCCAATTCACAAACTAACATTTGCATCTGTATTTGGGGCGTCCTACTGGGCGGCGGCTTCTTATGTTTTGCGTAATAAAGCAGGCTATTTACATGGTTTCTAGAAAAGCATTTTATTTCAAGCCCCCCTTTGTCGCCGCATAACCCGTCAGGGCTAGCCCCTATCCGACCGTCATCAGTTAAGCAAAATCCAACCTCGTTTACTGAGATACCGGTCTCAAAAATATAAGCGTTTCTAGCCTCAATCTCCATCTCATGACCGCGATCGGTGTGCTTATTCCCCTCCCACGCGTTGATATCTATCTGGGCGATCTCGCACCCAGCTAGGTACTCAGCGTACTTCGTTAGTGAGGAGCTACGTTCACCCTTACTGGTTATGATCGACGACGCCATGCTAGCGGTGGGCTTCCCTAGCCTAGCGGCGAGCCACTCGGACGTATTTTGCTCATGATTCAGGATTATCACTGCCAGCCTCCTTATTCGCAGCTATTTTTCTAAGTAGGGTTTTTTCTATGGCGCTGTAATTTGCGGCCTTAATATCCTTAATCTCCTTAACCTTCGCGTAGCGCAAGAAAGCGGTTATTCCCCCGCCCGACTCAGCAAGTAGTTTCTCTATCTTCATCACTTGAGTGGGTAGAATGATCTTGATAGGTGCCACCTCTTTGGCACTCGGGCTGCGCACCGCTCCTTCCGCGTCATCATCAGTTTGGATAACCCCTACCATCGCCGCCAGGGCGTAGCGACGGGCGTAAGTGATAGCGCTCCCATCAGCCTGCGGGTCATTCTGTTTCTTTACCGCGAGCGTTAATGTTCCGTGAACGTGTTGACCTGATTCATGCAAAATCATTGTGTCTACCCCAACCCGACCTTCTTCAAAAGTAGGGCTTTGAATGACTGAGAAACCATTATTATGCAGCGCCTCTCCGCAAGCTTCCCAAACAGAAGCTAGATCCGCATATTTGTTTTTGAAAAAAGGATTTACAGAGCCTTTTATTGCGGCTTTCATTTCGTTTTGAGCCGCACACATGGCTTTCGCGTATTTGTCGATAGCATCAGATTTATACATTAATTCAACCCCCCATCTTCAACATTTGCAATGCATTCTTGTTCGGCCGCGTCCTTCAGCATTGTCTTTAAAACCCTGGCTATCGCAGCCAGCATAAAGGTATCTGAATCTGGCGTTTTGAATAAATTGTCCAGCAATACCACTATGGCCGGTTGAATTTCGCCGATTAGAACGTCCACCGCGTATTGCCCTGTAAATAGCTCGTCCATTTTGCTTGAAACGAGATCGTCGTACCTTTCCTGTTGCTCTTCTGTAAATCCTTCGTCGTCCATTTTAATCTCCTGTTGTGAGGCTTTCATTCTGCTTTGAGCCGCATGCATGGCATTGTCCGTTTTAATCCTCCATTTTTTCATAACGATCTTCCAATTCAGTTTTTAATTCTTCGTCTCGAAGTTGAATGGCTTTATTTACCTCCCACCCTGAGAGCGGTTGATGGAAGTTATATTCATGAGCCCCTACGAACATATGACTCATTTCGGTAACGTTTCTGACATCCCATCGTCTAAGATCTTGGTTGAACCATGCCGCATGGACAAACATACTATCCATATTAGTAACGTTACTAACGTCCCACCCACTTATGTCTTGATCAAACTCTGTAGCCCAATAGAACATCCCTTCCATATTGGTGACGCTACTCACGTCCCAGCCGGAAATATCCTGGTCGAACGCCCATCGGAAAGCAAAGAGTCGTGACATATCGGTAATTCCTGATACATCGCACTGGGTTATGTCCTCGCCCTTATTGATCATGGCATCTAGTTTTTTTCTAGTAATCTTCTTAATCTCCTGTCTCTTCGTGATTTTTTTTACGGGAATATCGTCAGTACTAACGCAGTCACGAAGATCATTAATGCTGACGTAGGCGCTAAGATCATTCCTCGGGTTGAGAGTGGAACCTAGCCTTTCTTCTTGAGTAATTTTCATTTAATCGATCTCCTTTAACGTGACCCTATGGTACGAAGCCTAAACTCAGGAAACCAATCAAATGTTTTTATGGCCGGATAGCTCTATTGATAAGCGGCTTATTTTTTCTTGCGGGTATTTAGATGCTCGATAAGGCTCTCTACCCCTTGGCCGCTGTTGGTGGCGGATATCCAGTGCCCGTTAAACGGCCAGAAATCCACCTTCAGATCGTCGGTGCTGAGCTTTAAGTGCTGCCCGTAGTCAAACACCTCACAATCGTATCCAGCCATAGCTAAGCGCCCTGGGGCCAGCCTTACTCTATCGGCTCTGCTTTCTTTGTATCTCATAACGAATCACTTAATACTGACAGTGCGTCGTCAATACTCCTCACGATATGGATAGGGCCCTTCCATTTACCGTGAAACACCTTCTGATCCTTTGTTAGATGTCCTTTGCTGGATTTAATCTCTATTAGGTAGTGCTTACCCCTAAAATAAACTAAGAGGTCGGGGACTCCTTTAGAGGATAGTGAGAGAACTGACGCGCCGGCCAATTCCATAGTGTTAATAATCTCGGCTTCGTTCTTATCTCTTCGTGCGGCGAATTTAGGTATCGTCATTATTCAATCTCCCTACTTTGCTGTTTATTTGGTTTTTTTGGATTGTTGAGCCTCAATAAAAAGCCCCCGATCTCCGGGGGCTTGACGCCAGATACTCGGAAGAGTATTCTTTTGTCTATTGAGTGACAAGCTCAGGAAGAATATTAAACCTCCTGAGCTAGAAGATCAACCACTCAAGTTACTACCTTAACGGGGCAACAATGTTCGGGTGGTGTAGAAACCCGCAGAAGAGCTATTTGAAAGCAGGAATGCTACGACGGCATAGGTGTTTGCAAGAGATGCGGAGGAGCGAATCCCCAAATCCCCAAACCCTATGTATAGGCCAGGCATTAAATTGAGGGTTTACGCCCGATACATAGTGGCCTTAGTAATTCAGCGTAATTCTGGATTACCTCGATACGATGACGCCGATTCCTATTAGCTGATTCAAATTGAGTTACTGAGTTCTTTAGGATAGTTATGTCTGTAACGTCCTTAAGCACTTAGTTTCTCTCCTCTCCAAAGGCACTTAAACCTTTAGCTAATATGTTTAGGTAGACTGATAGTTAGTAGTCCTTTTGATAGAGGGGAAGAGCCGGGGGGTTTGGTTAAATACTTAGATTCCCATAATTAATTGGAGACTAAAATGAAAAAGAAAGGGAATAATCGATCAAATCAGAGCACTAGAAGCTACAGGCAGAGTGATTATGATCGAAGAGCGAGTGAACTTGCCGCTTTAGAACGAGAACATTATAGGGCTGCAATCAAGGGAGGAAATACCCAGACCAAAACAACTTAACAAGCTGATAATACACGTATTTTACATTGTTTCGTGCTAATCTTAACCGCTCGTCAAAAGGTGATTTACTATGAATAAAACTCTGCATAATTCTGAAGTTTCTGGAGCACGAGTTAACGTGCCTGATATTAAGGTTGTCGGTAACGGCGATATGTTTCAGCTTCTCTGTAAAGCTTCTAGTGAAGCCGAAGGGTGGATGAAGAGCACGAAAGCAATGGAGGTGACTGGCGGCTGCGTTGTTCAGGTTACAACGCAGCAGCGCAACCCTGATGGCTCCTATGTTGTTGCTGAGGCATTAACATTTGTTCCTGGTGCGGTTATCGAAGATGACTGTGATTATGAGCCTGGCAGAAAGCTATCATAACTTACTAAAGCCCTCTTATGTGGTACTCCTAGAAGCCCCTCTTTGATAATGAGGGGCTTCGTTTTTTCTGCCCCATCCTTATGCCTGCAATACCCCGGCTACATAAGTGGACGATCTAGGCCACTAATTAATTATAAATGCGTGACTCAACTATATGTGTGGTGTACTATACATGTATTAACTAATATTTATTAAGGGAGATACCATGAGCAAAAAATACAAAAAGATTAAGATACTCCGCGAAGACCATAACCAGATAAAGAAGCTATCTATCGACGCCGCTTTACCTCCTACAATAATCATTCACCATGTGCTGGCTAGCTATCTTGAAAGTATTGAGCGAGACGCTAGGGTTGATTTGGAAATGTTGCCAAATGAGGAATTGGTCGGCTCTGATGATGAGGAGATGATTAATTTTAGGGATACTAGCTTTACTGACCAGGCAATGGCTTTAGTGAGTTTGTACAAGAGTCGTAAGGCTAAGGGGGCATTATGAGCGACCCAAAAATGATTAGGGTCACTGGCAGAGATCACGCCGAGTTGAAAAAGATGGCTGATAACTGTCACGTCTCTATAGGGGTGATGGTACACCGATTACTGATGGATCGCCGGGACTCTTTCCAGCCTAACAAAGAAAGCGTTGATGCACAGGATCTACTCGCGGAGATAAAGAGGATGTGTTCTAACACGAATATTTCCGTAAAACTAGCGATTGCTATGTTGTTAGTGCAGGTTCGCAACCGCAACCGGGAATACGATTCTTACCATTCAAGAAAAGGAGAACACTAATGGCACGTAACGGATTTAAGCAGATAATAGTTCTTGAGAAGGTTCACACCGAGCTAAAAAAACGATCGATGGAAACTGATATCCCTATTTCCTCTTTAGTTAAACGGTTGGTGTTCCCCCAGGAAGAGGCTCAGGCTAAGGCTACCCGCGCTGACGCGCTTTTTGAGGTTTTATCAATGGAGAAGGCAAATGATTGAACTCCCTGAGCTTGATTGGTTCGAGAGAGGTTTGCGGAAATTCCATTTCCGTTACGATGGCATGATTGGTGAAATCATGAGATCACATAAGAGCGGCCATTATAGTGAATCCGCCAGTAAGTGGCAGCAACAGTTTTTAAGGGAGGATATTATCAATCTCTCTAATGAGGCGATTAGATTGTCTGAGGCACTAAAGAAGAGGGCCGCCCCTGATCGATGGATGCCTGGAATATTATCAATAAAGAAAAAGGAGATATCATGAAAGACATTGACGAGAGTAATAAATATAGCCAGACGTTAACTGATTCCGATGCCGAGCAAGTGGCGGCGTCTGTTGATGCGTACATGGGAGCAGTGACGCGGGGAATTATCGCCGTACTTATGGGGGTTATAGCCCTCTTGCTTATTGCCCGCGTGCTAGATTGCTGAGGTTAAATAAAAATTTTTATAAAAAGGAGATATCATGAAAAATATTTTTAAAACTGCTCAGCAGTTATGGGCGTCTCGCGAGAGGCGGACGATTATGGATAGGGCTATTGAAAGGGATATCCTGCGGCGTGAGAGCCTACCTGATTCCGAGCGAGATAGGCTGAATCAAGTTATCAAGTTTGATAATATGTCTGGGTATAATGAGTACCTTGCGGCTGTAAGAAGGTCCGGCGCTGAAGCTTCCGATGAGTATAATAAAATGACCCGCGAACTTGCTTTAAATTTCAAGCGTAAAAACACACAATAGGAGATATTATGAAGAACTTTTTCTCGGACGACGAAATTATTAAGTCTATTAATAAGATAAAATCGATAAGTGAACCTAGTATTTATGAAACCCAAGCGAGTTTACGGCTCCAGATATATAATGTTCGCCTGATCCATATTTCTAAAGAGCTTTACGGTTCCTATCTCAATGACGCGGAGCTCGCTAGAGAAGAAGGACTAAAGGCTATGAGGAAGCGCTTAACAGAGATTGGGATAGGCGACTCCAAGGAGATATCATGAAAGACGCCGAACTTTTAGCGGCTAGAGATCTTAAGATAAAAAATAGCAAGCAAAAAAAATAACCATCGCCATCCGTGATGGTAATATCAAGAACGTTTATATTGGAGATGTGAAATGAGTAGGCAAGGCGTTAACAACGTTATTTTGCTAGGGAACGTGGGTAAAGATCCAGTATCAAGAAGCATGACGAGTGGAGCGCTAGCCACCAACCTTTCAATGGCCACCTCTGAGAAATGGAAGGATAAGACTACGGGGGAAGCTAGGGAGTCTACTGAGTGGCATACTGTGGTGTTTTTTGGCCCGCTGGCTGAAATTGTCTCAAAGTATGTTCAAAAAGGGTCTAAGATTTACATCGAGGGGAAGCTCCGTACCCGAAAATGGCAGGACACGACGGGCGCTGATCGATATACTACTGATATTTTAGCGAGTGAGATGCAAATGCTTGATAGTAAAAAGGATTCGCCTTCGCACTCTACCCCATCCACAGCGGAAAATAATCCGAAAAGGCCGGAAGAGGATTTTGATGATGACGTTCCTTTTTAACTAATGTCTGACTTCAAACTCTCAAAGAGGTCTTTAGAGCGGCGGGATGGCGTTGATAAGCGCCTGATCGCTATCGATGATCTTGCTATAAAGCTAACCCGCGTCGATTATGGCCACCCCGCCGACGCGGGGGTCCGCACGGCACAACGCCAGCATGAGTTGTTCGTTAAAGGCGTGTCGCGCGCTGATGGCTCTTTTCGCGTAAGTCGTCATCAGTTAGGGTTGGCCCTTGATGTTTACGCTTATGTCGATGGAGCTGCTTCATGGGATGAGGCTCACTTAACTTCTGTTGCGGCGGCGTTCTTGCAGGCTGCGTCTCAGCTTGGTATTGCTCTTGAGTGGGGAGGATTATGGCTCCCTCGCAATCGAGATATGCCCCACTTCCAGTTGACTAAAAAATGAATGTCCTGGCCATAAAAACGATCTTTGATCTTGGCCGGGTCGCTTTAGAAAAGATATTCCCCGATCCTACGCAGCGAGCCGAACAGATGTTTAGGCTCGAGGAGCTGCGCCAGAAGGGTAATTTGGCTGAGCTTTCTGCTCACGTTAATTTATTAACTTCCCAGATGCGGATTAACGAGGTTGAAGCCGAGCACCCCAGCTTATTTATCGCTGGGTGGCGCCCCATGGTCGGATGGACGGGAGCCGCTGCGCTGGCTTATGTGTCGATAATCGATCCGTTTTTAAGATTTTGCGCGTCTGTGATGGGGTATGAGGGTGCTTTCCCTGTTATTGACTCGGCACTTACAATGCAAGTCCTGCTCGGCATTTTAGGTATCGGCGGTATGCGATCGTTCGATAAATTCAAAGGAACAGACACTAAACAAATAAAGGACCGCTGATGAATCATAACCATGAAGATGACACACTTATCGAGGATGTTAAAAAAATCAAAGAGATATACCACGATTTAACGAGCGAGATGCATAATATTAAAGCGTCTCAAGAATCCCAAGATAAAACGATGATCGAGATCAATAAGACTTTGGGTAGGATTATTTTGATCGAAGAGCGGCAGTTAAACAGTCGCCAGGAAATGGAGACGATGAACGCTCGTTTTAATAATCTTGTAGCAGGTTTCGAGGCCGAAAGGCTGTCATGCCAGCGGACCCATGTTGATTACGAGAACAGGCTCGTGCTTGTTGAGTCTGCCTCAAGCAGCACATCTAAATGGGTTGAGCGTGGTTTACTGGTTTTGGTAAGCTTAGGTTTGGCGGGGATGGTTTTTGCCGTCGCTGTCTTTGAGGGCCATTCATGAGTCAAAAAATAGTCCTGGATCGCCAGCTTAATAAGTGGCAAGCGCCTTTCTGGCGCGCCATGGACTCCGGCATCAAACGCGTATCGTTGATCTGGCATCGTCGCCAGGGAAAGGACGAAGTCTCGTTAATGAGAACACGGAATGAGGCGTTCAAAACCCCAGGCAACTATTGGCATATGCTGCCTAAGCAAACTCAAGCCCGAGAGTCTATCTGGTTGGCTATTAACTCCCATACAGGAGTTCGTAGAATTGATGAGATGTTTCCTCCAGCGCTGCGTATAAAAACGAATGAGCAGAGAATGGAAATCACAGTCCCTAGTGGGCCTGATTTGAAGCAAGAGGCTATTTGGAGCCTCAAAGGATCGGACTCTTATGATTCGCTGTTGGGGGCAGGCCCTCGCGGAATTGTTTTCTCGGAATGGCCTATTTCAGATCCTATGGCGTGGGCGCTGACTAAACCGATGCTCGAGGAGAGTGGTGGTTGGGCTATCTTCCAGGGGTCATCGCGCGGGAAAAACCATGCGTACCATCAGTTTGTCATGGCTCAGGAAAGCGATGAATGGTTTTCGTCTATCCTGCCTATATCTAAAACTAAAGCGTTGCCTCAAAAGCAGCTCGACGGAATTATGGCCGAGTACGAAGCTTTGTACGGGCTTACACTGGGCCGCGCTTTGTATGCCCAGGAGTATGAGTGTTCGTTTGAAAGCGCTGTGCTGGGCTCTGTTTATGGCGAGGCGATGAGTAAGGCGCTGATGAGTGGCCGTATCGGTCGCTGGCCGCATGTCCCTGGCGTTAGGTGTTTCGCTTCTTTCGATATAGGGCGTCGAGATTCTACGGTTGTTTGGATTTCACAGATTATTGCGGGAGAAATTCGGCATCTGCATTGCTACCAGATGGTGGGGGAGGCGGCTAACCCTGATCGCGTTGTCAGTGTATTGAGAGAAAGCGATTATGATATTGCGGTATGCGTATTGCCGCATGACGCGCAGCATCAGACCGCTAGTAATAAAGGCGTAGACTATAGGCAGCAAGTGATTGCGCTGGGGTATGGTGTTATAATTGCTCCTAATTTAAAAATTGAACAAGGGATATCATTGACGCGTCAAATGTTGGCCCAGTCTACGTTTAATAAAGAGAATTGCGACTCAGAGGCGGCTAAAGGGATCAGCGCTATTGAGATCTATCATTATGAATATGATAGATCGACGCGGATATTGAGCGTAGCCCCCGTCCATGATTGGACGAGCCACTATGCGGACGCTTTAAGAATGGCGGCTGTCACCTTGGATAAGGTTAGGGGATGGCTTTTAACAGGAAACGAGAAGAAAATTAACGTAATGCAGAGGCGAATATGAAGGTAAAAGTACGGTTTGATATTAGTGGAAGTGTCGAGGCTTTTAAAATTGATGGTGGCGTAGCGACATTGCACTTAGATTTACAGGAAACCGACGAGTTAATTTTAATTAAGGGGAAAGTCCCTTCTGATTCGTCCCCTGTTATTAGTGATCTTGTTGTTGAGTCCCATCCTGAGTGAGAGTGCAGCCCGTCATGGTGGGTGATTACGACGCGAAGATAACGCGCTGCCATAGCGCTCGATATGATGGTTACATCATTATGTCAGGGATGGCCCCTATCAAATGCAGAGGGAAAACATTTAATGAGGCCCTTTTGTCGCTCCATGTGAGTGTTTTTGGCCAGGAAATTGGACAACAAAAAATGAGAGAACTATGACTGATGATGATAATGCCCTAGCCCCAGGTGAGGATGACAGCGCCCTAGCTCTAATGAAGGAACGTTGGGGGTTCGCTGAGTCCTACTGGCATAAGACTTTCGCGAAAGCCCGTGAAGACGTGAACCTTATGTACGGAGACGGTGGTTGGGACGCTGATGTCAGGGCGAAGCGTGAAAGCAATTCTTTAGTGTGCCTGACATTTAATCAGCTAAAACAGCATGCGAACCTAATCAAAAACAGTTTTAGGTCAGAGGAGATCGGTATTGATGTAATGCGTACCGACTCTGATGGCGATGAGGACATTTCTGACATATTTGAGGGCGTTGCTCGTGGCATAGAACAGTCAAGTAAAGCTGCTAATGAATACCGCAAGGCTTATTCAATGCTCGTGGTCGCTGGGATTTCATGGCTGAAGATTTGCAGTGAATGGGAATACGACGGTTTCGATCAAGTGCTTAGGATTGAGGCTTTGGATGATTACGATTCAGCAAGAATTGACCCAGGGAAGAGGCCTGAGTATGGGTTTATTCCAAAAGTAATCCCTTTACGAGAGTTTAGAAAAGAGTATGACGTAGAGCCTGCCTATCCCGTTTCAATGGAAAGCCTTGAGGGCGCGGGGAAGGCTGTTATTTTTGAGTATTACTATCTAAAATCCGTCAAGAAAATGCTTTATTTGCTCGACGATGATGAGTCTATGTATGCTGACTCTGGCGATATCGAAGAGGTTTTAAAAGGGCGCCAGATAGTAAAGCAGCGGGAGGTAGAATCGACTACCTGCTACATGCGATTGTGTACTCTGGAAAGCTTCCTAGGTGAAGAGCAGGAGACCGTGTTTGATGCGGTCCCTTTATTCCCGGTTCTAGGTCGCCGCGTGTCACTGGATGGTCAGGTTCATTATGAAGGCGCTTTTTCCAGCTCACAAGACCCTCAGCGAGAGTTCAATCTAAGCCGTACTATCCAGTCTGAAGTGAATATTATGGCCCCCCGTAACGCCTGGCAAGCTGAGGACAAGGCGGTTGAGGGGTACGAGAACGACTACACAGGGTATATGTATACCCCCGTCGCATTATTGCGGCACCGTTCTGGGTACCCAGCCCCCCAGCTGATCCAACCTAGAATGCCTGACGTTGGTTCGAATCAGCAAGCTGAGTTTGCCCGTCAGGATATTATGGCGTCGGTGGGGCGGTATGAGGCGACCATTGGTGAACAGGGTAACGAAAAATCGGGGACTGCCATTAAAGCGCGCCAACAGTCCGGTGATTTAGGCAGCCAGGATTTTAAAGACAGTATGGTCGCTGCGATTACCAGGCTGTACCAAGTGGAATTGAAGGCGATTCCTAAAGTTTACGACACTGAGAGGATGTTACGTATTGTGTCTAAAAATGGGAAGTCATTAACCAAGGTCGTGAATCAATCGGTCGTAGGTGATGATGGAGAGACTAAGATTATCAATAACTTAGCGATAGGGCGTTATGATTTGAGGGTTTCTATCGGCCCAGGGTATAGAGCCCAGAAAGAAGAGGCTATCGATAAGCTGGGAATGATGACCGAGGGAGATCCCGACCTAAAGCGTCGGACTATCGATTTATGGGCTCAGTACAGCGATAGCCCAATGGCAGACGGGCTAAGGAACCGGGTCGAAGCGTTAGTGCCTGATGATGCTTTGAGCATTGATGAGATACAGGAGCGGCTTAAAAAGAATGCTGAACGTGATCAAGTTATGCAAGAAATGGGGGTTCAGAACCCTCAAGTCCAGCAAATGCAAGAAACAATCATGCAGATGGACGAGACGATCAACCAGTTGCAAGAGGCGGAGGCCGAGTCAGAGGCTAAGATCAGCAAAGCCAAGGCCGATACGCTTATCGCACGGTTAAGAGTCCAGGAAAAAGAATTAGCACTTCAGGTTGCCCAAGCTAAAGCGGAGGCGGAGGGGCATAAAGCTCAAGCCGCAGAGGGGGCGCTTCAGGCTGAGGCGCAGAAGATGCAGCGCGATGATGAGAAGATGATCGATGACGCCCAAGCTTCAGCCGTGCGGCAGATGGTCGAGCGTAATGCTCAAGCAGATTTGATAGCCAATAACGTAGGAGATAATAATGGGAACGAATGATTTTACCGCAGATGAAGAGATAACATGGAAAGCGCCTGGGTCTGAGCCTGAGCCTAATATCGAAAGCCCTGAGGGTGGTAATGACACGATTGAAGAGGCTGAGGTACTTGAAGAAGTCCCCGCTAAAGTTTTAACAGATGAAGAAGAACTTCAGAGGTTAGAAGATGAGCCGAAGCAGGAGCCAAAGGATGATGAGGGTGTTGATGGTGAGCCGAAGGAGGTGTCTCCGGACGATGAGAGCCAGCCAAAAACAGAGCCAGAACCACAACAGGAAAGCCGCGCCGCTCGCAGGATAAGAACCCAAGCAGAGAGGATACAAGAGCTTGACGCGACAGTTCGCCAGCTCCAGTCCCAGCAGGCTCAACAAGCTCAACCACCCCAGCAAGAGCAGCCGCAAGGTCTTCCCGATGATTATGAATGGACTAATGAGGATATCGCGCGGTTCGCTGCGGGTGGCCCATCTCCTGAAGATCTAATCAATAGGAATGCTCAAGCAGCACAGCAGGGGCAGCCTCAGCAAGAGTCTCCACAACTCTCCCCCGAGCAAGAAGCCCAGATGTTCAGAACTCAGGCAGCGAGGGATAGCATCTACGATGCTGCCAGTATCGCCGAGCGAATCCCTAATGACTGGGAGGCCGCTATTAGTGACGCTAAATATTTTCCTGATGAGGTTGTTATTGGGGCGGCTGAAAGCGCTAACCCCGTTGAGACTGCTTACAATATTGCCAAGGATTTTGATTTCCAGGTGAAATTAGCGGGGATGAACCCTCGGCAGCGGTACGTCGCATCCTCTACGTATAAGGTTAACGGTATTAAGGCCACCCCCAATAAGGTTTCTACTGCTCCCCCGCCATTAAAAACGATTCAAGGGAAACCCGCTAAAACAGGAAAGTCGAAGTTTGAAATGACGTTCGAGGAGCTAGAGGCCGTTGAAAACGCTAAAGGCTATGACCCATTTGATTGAGGAATAATTATGGAACTTAATGCAGTTGTCACAAAAACCCCAACCTACCCCGCAGGCACCGATGGCCATGTCTGCGTGTTTGATAGGTCCGGTTCAGGCCAAATATTGCTGCAAGTTATGACAGCGAAAGGCTGGAAGGGGCTGACGGAGCCTATCGACGACGCAATGATCGATAAAGAGGGGCCCGATGGAGCTATTATTCCCATTCACTTAATCCCTGGGGAGAAGGTCCGTTTTGTTAATGTAGGGTTTACATCCGTGCAAGTGGAATACCGAACGTTTACTAAGTCGTGAGCTTGAAGCACCGCATCGCGAAGCTCGAACAGACCATCAGAAGAGCGTATGCGCTGATTGAGTATGTCGGTGATGAGCCTGATGTCGAGTTGGTGGAAGGTGTCGTTTACATTTTTATGATGAGCCCCCTTACTGATGAGGGGGTATAACATAGTGATTAGGCGTTTTGTGGTGTTACTAAGGAGTATTACTAATGAAAGACGATGAGGTAGATATATCGGCCCCTCTGGGGGCGTATACAATAGTTCCCACCGGCAGCTTCCCATGGGCTTTACAATGTGTGATAGAGGGAAAGGGTGTGCGCAGAGTCAGTTGGCCCGATCCTTCTAGGTATTTATGGCTGGTTGAGGGGGCTCCCGGTTCGGGGCCCTTTATTCGCCAAAACACTACTGACGGAGCTTTGTGTGAGGGTTGGTGCCCTGCACAATCAGAGATGCTCGCGGATGATTGGGAGGTCTGTTAATGAGTAAACGTTGCAAATTGCACGATTGTTTATACAATTAGGATGAATAATATCAATAGGTAAAAGCTATGGTGTGGAAAAAAGGGGAAAGTGGGAACCCAGGAGGAAGAGCTCGAGGGAAATGCACCGCCACGGAGATGAGAGCTTTAATGCTGCCCCATGCGCCAGCTCTAGTGGCTAAGGCCGTTGAACTGGCGCTGGGTGGCGACGCACCATCAATGAAGATCTGCATCGATCGATTAATCCCCTCAATGAAACCAAGAGACCTGGAGGCCTATCCTATGCCTGTTGTGGAGGGGGATTCCCTTTCGGAAAAAGGCAATAATGTTATACTAGGCCTAACAAAAGGAGAGATAACATTGGATGATGCAACAACAGTACTAAACGCGTTGGCACTCCAAGCAAGGATTAAGGAAGCGGGGATACTGGAGGAGCGTATCACCGCGTTGGAAAAGAAAGCGTCACGGTAGCACTCGATTAGGCCGCGTTACGGTCTGTTCCGATTTGCTGGTCGTTACTAGCTAGGGTAGTTAATTTAAAATCCACTAGCGAGGGCGATACCATGCCAAGCAATATATTTACAGCAAAGACACAATACGTGTGCAAAAAGTCTTTGATCCGTTTTAAAAATAATCTAGGGTTCATTAAGGCTGTCACTCTGAAGCCGTGGCACGAAGTTGGGACAGGTGTCCGCAAAGGTAAAGACTTTGATGACCGCCTCCCTTTCCGTGTTGTTACAGGTGATGGTCCTAACATCCATAAACAGCCATTAATCGATAAGAAGGTTAATAGCGTTATCAACATCGATAAGAACGTTGCGGTTGAGTTGGATGTCCTGGATAAAGCCACCGACATTGACCAGTACGTCGATGAATACATCCATCCATTGATTGATCAGCTGGCTGCTGACGTAGCATTGATTATCGCGGAAGAGGGTAAGCTCGCCCCCAATTATGTGGGAACCCCGGCCGGTGGAGCTAATGTTGATACGATGCGCCATGCTTCTGCGGTGATGACGACTCTATCTGTTCCAGCCAAGCGAACAGCGGTTGTTGAGCCTCACGTTATCGAGGGTATCGGCGACCAGATCCAGACGTACCAGATGGATATCGCCAAGAAAGCGGTTACCAGTGATTACCGTGGCCGTGTCGCGGGTTTTAATGTCATTGAGACCGCTAACATGGGAACCCAGAAAGTGGGTGACTACGGCGCTGCTGGGTCTATTACGTATGCAAGTCACCAGATCATCGGTCTGACGGACACATGTATTATGACGTTAGGGGCTTCACTTGCTAATGACCTGTTTAAAGGTCAGAACTTCACCATTCAAGGCGTTAATAGTGTTAACCCCGTTACTCGGGCTACCACTAACCGCCCGGCTCAGTTCTCGTTACTTAAGGACGCTCCTGCTGGCTCCACTACTTTAACGCTAAGTACGGACATTAACTCTGGAACGACTGTTGTTAATGACCCGTTAGGAGTCGCCGTGTCTTTAGCGGCCTATCAGAACGTTGATAAAGCCCCTGTCGCGGGCGCCCCCCTTAACTTCTTCGGGGCGGCTAATATGGATTATGCGTACAGCTTGCTATTCCATAAATCCGCTATTCGCTACTACCCTGTAAACCTGGGCCATAGTGATGCATTCAACCATATGACGACAGAGGTAAATAAAGAGACAGGCCTCTCGATGACGATGTTTATGGATGGCGATATAAATGACCGGGTGGAGACCTCGCGTATTGATATCGTGGGTGCTGTGAAGATGGTTAACCCTCCTTTGTGTTTTAAAATGTACTCTTAGTAATCTCCTTTTCCCCCTCTTCGGAGGGGGCTTTTTAATTGACAGGACGGGAAAATGGCTAATAAAGAATCAGTAGTGATAGAGAGATGGATGCATAAAATGGTGGATGGAGAGCCTCGTAGTGAAATTATGCAGTTTAATGAGGGTGAAATGAAAACACTTATTAAAGAAGGTTGGCGTTTAACCCTTCCTGAATTAATGGCGTCGTCTACATCTGATGCCGCAGACCCAGATGGGAAGTCCGCAAGTAAATCCGCTGTAGTTACTAAGAAAAAGTAATGGTCGACCTCACTAAGTACTCTGTCGGTAGGATTGTCGGTAGAGCGTTCCGTCAGGCTGGGGTGTTCGCTCCTGATGAGGAAATCCCTATAATCGATTATGTCGAAGGGTTGACTCTTTTCGGTGAAATGATGGACGAGTGGGCGTTGAATCAGTTGACGGTATACGCAGTGGTGCCACGAACGCTCAAGCTCAAACCTGGGAAGAGCTCGTACACTTACGGTACGGGTGGTGACTGGCCACACCCAAGGCCAATCCATATCGAGCCTAACGCCCATGTTAACCTCGGCTACAAATCGGTTATGGCTAAAGTCCTTGATTACTCCATGACGGGTTGGGCGTATGAGAACTACTGGTCTAGGCCCACTGCGTCTGACCCTCACCCAGTAATATGGGTGCAGAGTGGCTACCCTATGCTGAAGATTTTTACAGCCTCACACTGGGACTCAATCACTCTATTTGTAAAGGAACCCTTGGCGGTTGAGTCGTTTGGAGATATTGAGCGAGCTGATGTTGATGTCCTTAAATCTGACCCCCGTGAAGATACTCCAAAGTCGGATGTACAGGCCTCCAATTTAAAGTTAAACCGGCAGCTTGAGGTACAGCTTCCGCCCGGCTACATATCCACAATGATCGCGTGTTTGGCGGTTAAAATACTCCCTAATTACCCATTGCAACGGGGGCAATTAGAAGCCTCATTGCTCGTTAATAAGGCTGATAAACTCTATTATGAGTTGAAGATCTCCAATCATAAGGTAGTGCGGATCGCTGATCCGAGAGCCCCAACCCCTTGCAGGACTGAGACGCCTGCTGGCGGGCCCCTCGATCCTGTTGTTGATCCACCTCCCGAGGATAGGTGTAAGGCTATTCGATGGAACGGACGGGCTATAAATTTTAACAGCAGGCGTATTTGCTGGAATAAAGTGGGACGCCCTAAAGAAGGGCTATCATTCAATGGGAACAAAATAACATTTAACAGCCAACGGCTGAAATTTAACTAGGAATTATTTATGGCTGAGTATGATAACGACGGCATCCCGATACAGGGCCTCGCGGAATTTACTGATGGCGATTACCTTTTAGGTTCTGATGAGGGGGATAAGCCTGCAACGTTTTCTAAGAAGGTCCTTTCAGACGCGCTTTATAAAGACAGTGTTGGTCGGCGTAAGAAACTCACTCATATTGGCAACCTGAAGGACGGTGATCTGCTTTTTGGGCTGCGTGACGATGAGCCGGTTATCTACACATATGATGCGATCATTGGGGCTAAGCCAAAAGGGCTGGTGTTCTCCGACAACACAGTAACCGATACGGGCGGTGGCGTTAAAGTCGTGTTTCGTGTTGTGGATAGAGAAGGGTTCGATTTTAAATACCGTCTTAAATACGTCGGTGGTGAATTTAACGAATGGTCTGCGAATCGTAAGTCAGGTGCATTCCTGAGCTATCCATTGTACCCAGTGCCATTAGGGCCCCAAACAATTGAGGTCCAAGCTAAGACGGCGTTCACAACGCAGAATGTTGTATGGCGAGCTAATGTTGATGTCACGGCGTCTAATAATGAGGATGTCTCTGTGGATTTGACCGCGACAGGTGGTGAAGATATTGCAAACGTTTCAGCGACTATTACTGATACGTCGGGTGATGAGGTCTACTGGCGTGGTAAACATGACCTAGGGAAGTACACTGATTGGCAGGGGCCGTTCACATCGCCTCACCAATTAACATGGAAGCCGTCCGTTCCAGGTGGTGTGCGTGTTATCACGGTGCAGGGTAAGTCTTTTGACAATCCTCCATTTGCAGAGAAGTCCAGCACGGTCACGGTAACAGAAGCCCCATTGCTGCCGGGCCAGTTTAAGCTTATCGACCCGCAAGCGACTCATGATCGTAACGTAGAGTTCATGAAAACCATTCGATACAATGCCAGCGCAGACTTGACACAGTTAAAACTAATTGCCCGGAAACATACGGGGGAATGGCTGTATAACGGCGCTTGGTTTATGAAGAAAGGCGAGAACCGCATCAGCATCCCGGTGACTCTGCCGTATAACGTAGGGTCTACAGATGTAGATACTGGCACCAAATTCTTTTGGAAAGTGGTTATGGAGGGAGGATCAATCGAGCATGAGTTTGAAATCTCTACGCTAGCACCGCCCAACATCGCTCCAGACATGACGGGGTATGGTGACCCGGTCAAACATTACAACTTTGGGACAGGTGGCAACATCACCAATGCTGCGCAGTTATCCGCTGAGTTCGATTGGGGAATGTACCATGGTTCTGATGATCCAAATCATCCCAAGAATAATGCGGCCGAGTGGAGTTTGTTCACGGACTTTACCAGTGATAATTATTCTTTTGGCTCTGACTATCTAGCGATTAGACCCATTAACACGGTTGACCCTGCTATCCCTGCCAAGGATGATATTACATCAGGCAGCATACGCTCTAAATATACTGTGGAGGCTGAATCTTTTAAGTCATACTTTATCGAGGCGAATATTAACCTTCCAGCGGGAAAAGGTTTCTGGCCTGCTTTCTGGATGTTCCCTCATGGTGGGGGTGATAAAGGTCACTCCGAGGTTGATATCTTCGAGTTCGTAGGGTCTATTGATGAGCGTAACGATGATGGTGACTTTATTGATCTGCATACGAATCTGCATGCTCATGGCGATATATTGCCGCGGACTGGGAACGTTCAGTACGGATCAACATTGTCAGACATGATCCCTAGTCCGTCTACGCTCAGCGCTACCTATGCCTTGGAAATCGATGGCCCGAACAAGCGGCTCAAGTACTTCTATAACGGTCGCATGATTAGGGATACCCATTATGACTTCCATGCTACTGACGGCTCAGGTTGGGCCCCCGCACCGTCGCCTAACGTTATTATTAACCTAGCGGTTGGCGGTGGATGGCCTGGCCCCGCTGACGACGTAAACGCTTACTCTGGTGGGCAACAAAATATGTTGATTAGATATCTGAAGATATTCAGTAAAACCGGATGATATTCCCCCTCGCTACCAAGTCTGCTTATGGGATCGACGCTTCTAATTCAAGGGAGTCTGTTCATAATTGCTATGTAGAGATAAATGAGGCGGAGTCAGAGACAGAGGTCTCAATCCGTTTTAGGGAGGGGCTTCATCGGCATGAAGAGGTTGTTACCTCCCCTTATTCGTTTATTGCTGCCAAGCTTGGAATGCGTGGTAAAACGTATGTTGCAGTAACGAAGGATTCCCTTAATGTCTATATGTTATCGAATGGGCGTCTTTCAACTTCGTATAAGTTTAACCCACCTTTGGAAAACTCGTTTCTTGGGGCGGGAGCTGTTGCAGAGGTTAGGGATGGTCATTACGTTGTAGCAAACTTGGGGAAACTTGTTTATGTCGACAATATCTGGGGTTCTAAATATACCGAGTCATTTTTAGAAGGGTCTTCCTCTGTGGCTATGTTGCGAGGATATCTTGTTGTTGCTGTTGGCGAAAAGTTGTATGTGAGTGATTTCCAGGAGCCTAAAGTTTTCAGGCCTTTGAGTTATTTACATGTCGGCTTCATTACTTTATCCATGGTGGAATTTAATGACCAGTTATGGGTTTTCTCTGCGGATGGTATCCAGGTTTATACGTTATCGGGTGGAACGGTTGTTCCTTTGGCCCCCGTTGTGGGGTCTCACTACGAGTACGATATTAAAGAGCCTCACCCTGTTGTCCAGGATGAGAAGCTTTTCTTTATTGATGCCCATTATAATATTTATCAGGTGCAGGGTTACTCATTCGTTAGAATTACCCCCCCAGGGATTAAGAAATTAATCAGTCGTGAGGGTGGACTCAAGCCGCAGATTTCAGCCCCGAGGTTGTTTGTTGATAGGATTCCACACCGCAACTTTCCTTCTTTATGTGTCACGTATAACTCAGGAGCCGGACTTGCCTGTATGAACCTTGATAATGGGCTGTGGCGTACCGAGTCGTTTAATGGAACCGTTGAGGGTGATGATCTCCCTGGGGCGTCCTCAGAGGTTGAAGAGGGTAAGGTCGTCAAGATTCGCCAGGTTATAACTGGGGTTGCTAATGCATTAATAATGACCGACGGAACCTATCGGCGGTCTAATCAATACGTTAATGACGACGGTAGACCTATCCGTTACAGGCTTGAATCCCCTCAGTTCCATCGTGAGAGGGCGTTAACCCAGATCCGTATGATCGGTTTTAATTTTGGGGCTACTCATGGGGTTGGTCTTCCTTATCCTGTTTCTATTCGGATGCGAGTGCATAAAGCCTCCAGGCAGAGCGCTATCGAGAGGACGTTCATCGCTAATAACAGCGAGGATCAGCGCAATAGGCAGTACAATTTAGGCTCTAGTCGTTCAATGAGCGTTGAATTAGATGTGGATACCGAGGGAGTTGGCATCCCTATTGGCGGTTTGGTTTTGTCGGGCGCTGAAGTTGAATAGCGGTCCTATTATTTAAAGGGTATAAGTATGAGTTTTGAGAATAACGGAACACCAGTAAAAAATATGAACGCGCTCACTAAGAATGATTCGTTATTAGGGGTAGATGAAGGCAACGCGCCTGCTACATTCCCTATGGAGGCTGTGAGCCAGTCGGTTAAAAGCTGGATTGACAAGAAGGAAGTTGCGCTACCCGGCGTAAGTCTTCAGAAAGGCGACCGAATTAGTGGATACAGAGATGGAGCCCCTGCCGTTTTCACGTATACAGGTGAGGCTACTGGCCCTGTTGAGCCTGACCCTGAACCTGACCCAAAAGCGGGGCACGTAAAAGGGGGCGATTATCGGTTAGTCGCTCAGAAGAGTGGTAATGCTAACGTTATCTTTAGTTCTATTAAGGAAGACACACTCTCTTTAATTGAGCCGAGGAACGGTAGCTATTGGGATGACGCCATTAAAGGCGGAACAGCTACGGTTACCTATAAAGGGGTGCAATACCCGACTCCATTCACCGAGGCGGTAACGCTGGGCGATTCTTACACGCTCCACATACCTCATAACGAATACCTTGAGGCCTTCTGGTGTGAGGATGGACTAACGAATGCCGACCTGACCGGCATGAACCCAGTGAAAATATTCAGGGTCCAAGGTAATGACCTGGTTATGTTGGGCGACTTGACAGGAATGAACCCGATCAATGTGTTTTACATGAACGGCTCGCAGCTAGCTTTTACAGGTGACTTATCAACCTGCCGGCCTAAGACTGAATTCATGTCGTACAGTAACGCAGCGGTTATCACAGGGCTTCTGACGGGATTAAGCCCCTCGAAGCGGATCTATATCGAGGGCTTGACGATCGATTTCACGGGTGATGTCTCAACATTCCGTGGCGAGACCCTTTTTATCAAGGCTCAGGCCAATCTTACCGGCGATGGCGATGTTAACAACCCTGACAATACCGGCTATCAAGGTGAGGTCGATATTGTTGATAGCCCTGGAATGGTCAACTGGGAGTTCGCTCCGTTGGTTATGCCTACGGATGGGAGTCTTATCGCTAGACGTTTTGGCTACGCGGATATCGAGTTCTATTCGACTAAAGGCACCGCTCGCATGTTATGGAACGGGCAGCATTACAAATCCCCATTTAGGCGTGACGTGGTGCGTGGAGAAACGTATAAGATCATTGTCCCTGCTGGTGACACCTTGGAGCATTTTGTGTGTAAGGATGGGGTTACTGCTGGCGACTTAACGAACATGCGCCCTACCAAGAAGTTCCGCGTCCAAGGGAATGCGTTGAAGTTCACCGGGGATCTGACGAATCACAATCCCAGTCAGTACATGTACGTTAATGGGTCTCAGTTAGCGTTTACAGGTGACTTGAGTAATTGCAGACCGCAAGCTGAATTCCTTTTTTACAGCAATAAGTCCACTGTCTCGGGCGATCTGACGGGGTTGAACCCTATCAGACGAATCTATATCGATGGTGAGCTGCTGGCTTTCACAGGTAGTCTGACGGGGTATGATGGCGCGTTGCTGAACTGCATGAACATGCCGAACGTGACGGGTGATGGTACGGGGTATGAGGGCGAGGCGAAGATTGTGAATAGCCCTGGTATGGAAAACTGGAACTTACCCCCCGCAGCAGAGTCGTCCCCTAGCGTTACTGACCTGGCGGATGCGACTAAGTGGGTGCCGTTTACCCCGATGACGGACGAGTTTAACGGCACGACGCTAGACGATACCAAGTGGCACGGTATTAACCCTACATGGTCAGGCAAGCAGCCGGGCCAGTTTGTTAAGGAAAATGTGAAGGTGTCCGGCGGGGATTTGAGGATAACGGGCAAGAAAGATCTTGATAAAAAGGTTTGGAATAAGGGTTATCACACGTACACTACAGGAGCCGTGAAGTCTAAAGGACTGGTCAAATACGGGTATTTTGAGATTGATTGCAAGCCGCATGACTCTCATATTGTTAGCGCTTACTGGCTATACAATCATGATGTCGCTGAGTGGACCGAGATCGATATGTTCGAGATAGCGGGGGGTGTCCCAGGGAAGGAGGGTGATACGCCCATGACCGTTCATATGTTTTACAACGAAGACGGCTATGATCAGACTCCCACGTATGTCCCCGACCACTACCAAGTGAGGCGGACATGGAAGGCTCCTTTTAAATGGGGGAAAGATCCGAAGCATAAGTTTGGATTGCTTTGGGAGCCTGATTTTATAACCTGGTTTGTTGATGGTAATAAGGTTTGGAAGATTAAGAATACATTCTGGCATCAGGAGTTGTATCTCAATATGGATCTGCATGTATTCCTAAACCGTGGGAAGCCCCTTGATAAGGACTTGCCCGCAGATTTTGAGTTGAATTACTGTAGGGTGTGGCAAAAGGCTGGTGGGTATTAACCAATGAAAGAGAGTGGCTTATGAAGGAGAGTGGCTTAGCTGTTGAAGAGGCATTAAGGTTTACCCAAGAGGCTTGGCGCTGGCTGAATGAGATGAGGGTTAAAATTTTTGGTGACGAGGCCGGTTCCTTGGGCCTCGTTGATATCGCGTTTAACAGCAAAAAACCCTACCACGCGCCTACAGGGTTGCCGCTAGCTGTTCGTATAGTGACCGACGGCAAGGGTAAGTACGGGTATGAACCGTGGGCTTATCACAAGAAGCTTGGGAAGTGGGTCCGTTTATGTTGCGGTACGGGGAGTGACGTGGGCGATGACCCACCGATAATAAAAGGCTTTTTCGTAGAGAGGGTGGACGATGATTCGCCGCCTACAATTTCTGGGTTCTCTATCGAGCAGGGCACTCCCAATCCTGATCCTGATCCAGACCCTGATCCTGATCCTGATCCTGATCCAGATCCTGATCCAGATCCTGAATTGACGGTTAATGTTAAGACAGACTTTGGCGCTGTTGGTGACGGAGTGACGGATGACTCTCAAGCCTTTAAGGATGCTGTTGCGACCCGGAAGAAGGTTATCGTTCCTGCGGGTACTTATGCTCTATCGCAAACAAACTTCCCTGATAAATCCCGGATAGTTCTTGAAGGGGCTGGCCAAGGGGTTAGTATTTTAAAGCAGAGACCTAGCTCTACGGTCAGTGCGCTGATGACGTGTTACGGGTATTCAGTCCCGAAGAGCGCTGATTACATTGAGATGAAGGGCCTGACGCTGGATGGTAATCGCACCAACGTTGCCCGTCGTGTCGGAGGCGACTCTAATTACGGCATTATCCATGTTATGGCGAGAGAGATGCTGATCGAGGACTGTGAAATCAAGAGCGGATATCACGGCATCAGGTTGTTGGCGGCTAAAGATAAAGCGGATGGCACCGCCGGTAGCGTCATGATTAAAAATAATTGGATTCATGATATTGCTCTTCCTGGTGATCAAGCGAATACGGGAACCCATTGTATTTACGTGGCTAAAAATGAGCCGTCAAACAGTTTGATTACCGTCCTGAACAACAGTATGGAAGTGTGCAGCGAGGGTTCAGGCGTGACATGCACATTGCCAACGACTGACCCAGGGAAGAGCGTGGTTGGCCTCCTGTACAGCCCTGACGGCCCTAACCCGCCGCAGCAGAAGTTCTTGATACAGGCGAATACGTTTAGGAATTTAGGTAGGAACTATCCTCCGTTCGAGGAACATACTGCTGTTGTTTATTTGTACCAGCAAGCGGATAACTCCAAGATCATAGGAAATAATTTCTACAACTGTTATTACAAAGCTATCACGGTATTCAGTTCAAGCAATATCGAGATTGCATCGAATACCGTGGAGGGTTGTGGCGTGTTTGTTGACCCTGCTACAGGATGGAACCATGTCGATTACTATGCTATTGCGGTTCATTCGAGAAGTAAGTGGTTCGACCATCCTGTTAGCAGCCACAATATCAATATCCACGATAACGTCATAAAGAACACCTCATGCTTTAAGCATGGGATCTCAGCTTCTTTTTCTATCGATGGGTCGAATAATGGTGAGGCTACGGGGGTTAAAATTCAGGACAATACATTTATAAACAATGACCATCCTTATAACGATGGTAAAATGAACCCCGTGGATACACTCAATACCCCAGGGGTTATAATTTCTGGCAATGATGCAACAAATAATTAGTTAGGTACTTATGCCTTATATAGAAGCGGAGTTTACAGTTGAAGATGAAGACGATTCGGTTACGGTTAATATTGATTGGGATTTTGATAACCCTGGAACGATAACCTCCTCGCACCCAGGCCTTCTGGCTGATGGGGCTGCTATCCACACATTACGGAAAACTGTTCCGAGTGCGCGTAACTACACGGTGAAGATCAGCTCAACCGATAGCGATACGAAAATTGGAGATGTCTCGGGGCAGGTCAAGGTCGATGGCCCTGAGAATAAAGCGCCCGTGATAACCCCCCTTAAATTAGAGTATGGAGATGATTACAAACCCCCAGTACAAGGCGGGGCGGGGCTGTTCTATACCCCTGAGGAACTGGATATATGGAATAACCGGCGTCTTAGTGGGGCTTACAAGAAGAACTGGGACGACCGGATATATGCTAATGCTCGGCTGTTTATGGATGGGCATAGAGACGCATCCCCATGGGTCGGGTACACAGGTGGCGGATGTTGGAGCCCCTCAACAAACGTACATCCTCACGACCATCGTGCTCGTGCTACCTGGGCGAACAGCGCCGGCTTTGTTTACCGGGTGCTGAAATATGCGGGTGACCCAGGGGCAACCGCATACTTTAATAAAGTGAAGTCTTATCTTATGGGGCACACAACAATCCCAGGGATTAATTTCAAGAATGCGAATAAATGGTGCGTTTCGTCGTATTCAATACAGGGTCATCAGCAATGGTTTGGGGCCTGGATGAGACGATTAGCGATTACATATTCGTGGCTTAAGGCGGACATGAGCGCAGCAGACCGGGCAAAGTTTGAGGATTGGCTTTTAGCGGCTGGTAGATACATCGTGAAACACAACGAGTGGCACATAGGGCGATCGTTCAGTAACAGATATAACGATCAGTACAATTGTGACCGTGATTTTTGCCCTGGGCAAAACCTTGGGAAGATATACACGGGAGGACCGACATATTGGCAGATTAACGGTACCTGGAATAACCGAGCGGCGGTTGTTGCCTCAGGGGCTGGGGTTGTTGGTGTAGTGACTGGGGATAATGTTTTAAGGGATAAAGGAGTGCGGTGGGTTAAAGAATCCCTCCGGTATGCTGTTTGGCCAGACGGCACCTACGTGGACATTATCAGGACGAGTCCTTCCAATACAAACGCATGGTCATATCCTATGGATTACATGGGGTCTATCGCTACCATGGCTGATGCTCTAGCAAGGACAGGGGATAGTAGCCTTTACGATTACAAGACGAGGGAGGGCGCCCCAGGCGGTTCAGAGTCAAAAGCCGGGCAGCCAGCAAAGAGTATTAGCAGTGTTATCGCGCATCTTGCAGGTCAGGTCGACGGGAAGGTTAAGAAAGGGAGCCCGACGATTACCTCTAAAGATGCCGCAACGGGACAGACTAACGATTCAGAGTGGTATTTTATTTTGTCGAATATTTACTATAAAAGCGATTATATAAAGGGGATTTATAACCGGACCGGGCCTGGTGTCCCAGCCCGTACAGCGATACAAGCAGCCGGTTGGGATCGCCATACGGGTGATTGGAGCACCTTCCCAGATATGGAGTTTATGTGGGGCGGTTTAGAGGGTAAGGTTTGGCCGTATGGTTGATTTAATTTAATTGGAGAAAATGAAATGCCTGGAAGTACGTTATACGCGAAATTTACATTAGAGGATGTTGAAGACCAGACCGTCGACGCTGTTATTGATTGGGATAGTGCCGATAACCCTGGCGTAACCGTTACGACTCATACTGCGCTGGCGTCAAATGGCGTCGTACAGCATGCAGTTGATCAAGCTGTATCAGAGGATCGGCGCTATGTGGTAAAAGTCACTGCGACCGATTCAGCCGGAAACGACACCGTCGCGACTAGCTCAGTCGAAGTTGTGGCGAATAAAGGGCCTAAGATCGTCATTCTTTCACTCACCTCTGGTCAGTAGATATGGCGACTAATCGTTGGTTAACGCTGACAGTAAAAGTCTCTGACGAGGACGGGACGGTACCGCTGGTCATAGATTGGGACTCTAAGGCTAACCCTGGGAATATGGTTTCCCGCGTCACAGCTGTCGCGGATGGGTCTACTGTTAATTCGTACAAACAAACAGTTACGGAGAAGCGTGCCTATACTGCGCTGATTAAAGCGACGGACAGCGATGGAGCAGAGGCGGCGAGGTCTATTGATACGAATGGCGTTATCCCTGATCCTGATCCTGGTCCTGATCCTGGTCCTGATCCTGGTCCTTCAAAGACTAGTAAGTTAGGCGGGAATGGTAATTTCATTTCTAGGGATTGGCAGGCGACAAACCCGTTCAAAGCGGATGTAAATTTTGCTACCTGCTGGAACTCCGGCACAGTTGATCACGTAACGAAGATCAGCCCTTGGCGCGACGACTTCCTAGAGATGATTAAGTTTCGCTCAATGTGGAGAGGGATGGATTGGTGCAATACCAATAGGAACCTGATCCAGAATTGGAGCCAGGTTATGGCCCCTACAAACCAAGCTAATAACAACACGCTAGGGTTTGGCCAGCAGGGTACTTCAAGTCCATTATCCTATGAATGGCAGATCGATTTATGCAATAGGACGAATATGGATTTGTGGACCAATGTCCCCCATATGTCCTGGCTAAAAAAGGATGATTACTGGGTTAAGCTGGCGAAGCTTATCGGTGCTAGATTAAAGCCTGGCCTTAAAGTTGTTCCTGAATACTCGAATGAGGTTTGGAATACTGCGTGGAAATCTGCGGACTGGCGCGCCAACCAGACGGTATGGACGGCGACTCAAGGGGGTTACTCGGGGACGTTAGCCCCTCCTGATGGTGGTAACTGGGACGGGTTTTATGCCCAAGTGAGGGAGGGTCACACGAATGCGTATAAAGACCTTTGGGAGATATTCGATAGGGAGGTTGGCCGCGATAGGGTTTGGCATGTTCTTCCAGGCCAGCGAGTGGGTAATGACGTTAAGGAGAAAGTGCTTTTAGCTAAATCTAAAGGGATGTCGATTGATGCTATAGCAATAGCCCCTTATTTCGGCAGCGCTATTTTGCCCAGTAACACGACTGGGTTTTGGGACTCTATTAACGCCGATATCGACGGCCATGTCACTACGGTCATGAATACAATGAGGGCCTTAGCTAACGAGCACAGTTTGAAGTTATTCTGCTACGAGGGTGGGCAGGAAGTCACCGGAAAGGGAAAGGCCGATACCCGCCCCGTGAACAGCGATCCTAGGATGTATAATGCGTACACGAAGTGGTTGAATATTGTCGTCCCTAAATGCGACGTGCTATGCACATTTACTAACGCCGCTAGAGAAAGCAAGGATTTCGCCTTCGGAGAGACTCGGGATATTTCGGCCTCTCTATCGACTGAGCATAAGCTCAGAGCTCTTGTTGATTACGCTAAATCTAAGGGGTGGGAAAATGGGTAAGCTAGCGATTAAAGAAGAGTCGTTAGAAGCAGCAAAAGCTGCGGTTAAGGAACTCCCTCTCGATCATTACTTTACGGATGGCATTTATCTGCGGGTCATCACCATCCCCGCTAACATGGCTGTTGTAGGGCACCTTCACAAAACCAACCATTATAGCGTGCTGCTTGAGGGTGAGATGCGCGTTAAGGTCGGGGTGAAGTGACCGAGTTAAAAGCAGGGGATGTATTCCATGCTGGGGCAGGGACTTTTAAATCATTGATTACAGTGAAGGAATGCCGATTTATGAATATTATTGCGACAGATGAAACAACGGTTGAGGGGGTGAGTGAGATGGCTATTGATGAAAGCTATATGGAGCATTTTGGGGATAGTCTAGAGTTGATACCCCCTTCTCTTTTGCTTGAAGGCCAAGAGGTGGGATCATGAGCTGGGGGTACATCATTTCCGCGGTTGTGGGTGGACTTGCCTCTGCCTATGGACAGCATGAGGAGAATAAATCAAACGAAAAAGCAGACGAGAAAACAAACGCCCAAACCGACACAGGAAAGGCGCAGGCTAACGCCGTTCAGCAAGAAGCTAACATGTTTGGTTATGCACAGATGGCTCCCTGGATGCAGGGCGGGATGAACGCCTGGAATGCGATGCAGGAGGGTATGGGGGGTGATGGGGCTTTTAATAACTTTGACCCTGCCGCAGCTAAGAACGTACCTTTGTGGACGCTCCCGGAGCATTTATCAGGTCAAACGGGTGGCTGGAGTCCGAATACTCAGCCGAGCGCTGTCCCTGGTTCTTCTGCGTACAACCAGACGTTGGTTAATGGGTTGAGCGATGAATTCCCTACAGGTCATTACGGAGAGGAAACCCCCCAAGAGCAACTTGACCATATCCACGCTATATCCCAGCAGCAAGGAGCTATGAACGAAGAGGCGTCCCAGGGTCCAGGAGGTATTGCGAATAGTTTGAATAGCATGCAGTCAGGTAGCGGCGACGCGATGCAGAGGGTTTTACGTGAAAAAAAGAGGAGGGAGGAGCAAGAGCAGCGAGCGGCCTCCGTCCAGGGACTTAAGATTAGGAGATTTTAATTATGGCTATAAACTCAATGTCGCGTGTTTTGCGGAAAAAAAATAAACTTACAAGGATAACCAAACCATCTACCAGCGGCGGGGTTAAAGGGGTTGGTCAGTATGCTACTGGTGGTGGGAATGCTTCCGTTGGTAATGTCCGGGGTGATTATACGCCTGGTAATGTGCGTAGTGAGTACACCCCTGGCAATGTCCGCAGTAATTACACTCCCGGTAATGTCCGTAGTGATTACACGGCTAACCAGTTAAACCACGACTCTACCTACAAGCCGGAAACGTTTAGTAAGGATACGAATTACAAACCTAAAGAGCATGATTTTGATTATAAATCGTCCCCTGGGTATGAGTTCTTACGCAAGGAGAACCTGCGCGCAGTAACAAATCAGGCTGCGGCTCGTGGAATGGGTAGTTCTGGCGAGGAAAAGGCCGCGCTGATTGACCGCAGTAACTCAATGGCGGCTCAGGATTATGGCGCTCAGTGGGGCCGTAGCATGGACGAGCACCGATTCAGTGATAACCAGATGCGGTATGCTGATGATATTGATTGGAATAGGGCTTATCAGACAGCTCAGTACAGCGATAATCAGCAACGCTTTTATGACCAAAACCGGTTTAACCAGGCCGCTACAAAATTCAATATGGACGAGCAAAGTAGGCAGTACGCCTCCAGTTTCGGCCAGCGTGGCGACCAATTAAACGAAGGGAACCGGCAGTTCTCAGCTAATTTCGGCCAGCGTGGCGACCAGTTGAACGAAGGGAATCGACAGTTCGGCGCGAGTTTCGGCCAGCGTGGCGACCAAATGAACGAGGGGAACCGCCAGTTCGGCGCGAGCTACGGGCAGAGGGCCGATATAGCTAACGCTAATAATGCGATCCAAATCCAAGGGATGAATTTTAACCAGAACATGCAGAACATGCAGTTCAACCAAGGTCTTAGAGACAATAAGTGGGGGCGTCTCATGCAGATGGCTAACATGGGATACAACGCAACCAACAGTATGACTAACGGCGCATACGGAAGCGCTAATGCGATGTCTGCGGCGGCTACCGGCGGTAATTACCAGTACACGCCTCAAGGAAGTGTTGTTAACGCTGGAGTCCAAGGCGCACTAGGTTTTATGTCGGGTATTTAATTTAACAGGTCTAAATTATGGCAACAGATTACTTTAAACAAGGGCTCGCTTTAGGTCAGTCAGTCCGGCGTCACAAAAAAGAGAGCGAGGATAAAGCCAAGGAGTCAGAAGAAAAGCTTGAGAAAGCAAGGCTGAAGGCTGTTGAGGCTCAAGAAAAGGCACTTAAAGAAGAGGTTAACACTAAAGCGCGCCTTGCTTATTCGGTTCTCAATAGTGGAGACCCAGAAGCTAATTGGCAGCGGGCTAAAAAAACTCACCCAGGCCTGGTTAATGATGATACAGATCGCAGAGTCCTCCAAGATTGGGCGATAGGCGGTGTGGAGTCTGGTGTGCTAGGTAAGGCCTTTATTACCCAACAGCAGAAGCAAATGACGGCGCGGCTTAAGTCGTTAGGGATGCAGCAAGCGCAAGGATATGACGAGCATAACGCCTTGAGGGATAACAAGCTGAAACGGGGAATGGTTGATTATAAATTAGAAGCTGACAAAAAGAAGTTGTCTTACGCGACCGACCAACGCCTAAAGTTTCAGCAGGCGGGTAACGAAAATGCCCGTGAAATGGTTGACTACAAGCTAGGGGCTAATAAGGAACAAACCAAATATTCCGCCGATCAGCGTTTACGCCTTCAGAACTCAGGGATGCAGAACGACCGTGAGCGGGGTGCTATAGCGATAGCAAAGCAACGTGATAATGCTAGATTGAAGGTGGCGCCTTCAGCTCCTCCCGTAACCCCCCCGCCCTCTACACAAGCACCTCAAAGTTTTGGAGGAGGCGCTAATGGTGCTGGGATGGAGATGGTTAATAGCGTCATGGGAGGGAAAGCGAACCCCCAAGAAGTAGCTGCCGTCTGGAAGGATACGAGCGCTTTAGTTGAGTCACGCGGGTTAGATATGGAAAAGGATGGGCCCAAGATAGCCAGCTCTATTTCTAGGGTGAAAGCCACGGAGAGTAAGGTTGTTAAAGTGCTGGGCTCTATAGGGGTAAACCCTGATGATGCTGTGGTCGCGTTACGGGCGGTCGCCAAGCAAAACCTTCAGGCCAGTGATGACGATCTGGTTCGCTTGACAATGCAATACATAAAAGGAATGAAGTGAACTATTCAGAGTCTCTTAGTTTTTTATATGGCGACGAAGATAAGGACGAGGATAAAGATAAGCTCCCTCCTTCTGGTGAAGCCTCCGAAGGTAGCTATTACAACGATTACATTGCTATGTACGGTGATGACTCTAGCGATACTGATAGCGGTTTTACCAAGGGGTTAAAGAGTGGCGTCCAGGGTTTTGGTGGGACTTATTACGCACTAAAGTCCCTAGCTACTAACGATGAGTTAGACCGCCAGCGTGCTATCCAAGTTGGTGATAGAGCCCCTAAAGGCGAATCATTTGTAGACGCGTATAAAGAAGGTGATCTAGGAAAGCTGTGGGAAGCGACTAAATTTGCTGCCGGTAATGGGCTTGTTTCTATTGGTTCTATTGTCGCGGGTGGTGGTGTGGGTGGTGCTGCGGCTAAAGCTGTGGGAGCGGGTGTTAAGGCAGGTGTCACGGCAGGTGTTATGGCCGCCAGTGCCCCTCAGAATGTGGGTGAGGCGGTTACTAAGATCGAGGACAAAGGGGCTGCTCTTTTTGCCGGAACGGTTACTAGTCTGCTGGATGCACTCCCTGTTATGGGCGTATTCAAAAAAATGGGTATCGCTGATGACGTGGCTAAAAAGGTTACTGAGGAGGCAATTAAGAAATTCGGGGCTAAGGAGACTATTAAGAAGCTCGGGAAAGACACCGGGACAGGGTTCCTTCAGGAAGGAGGGACAGAAGCGCTGCAAGATTTTGTTATCGACGCGACCAAAAATTATATTGGCGAGAGCCCCGAACTATTCTCCGATGAGAACATAAAAGGGTGGATCGATTCCGGGGTTTCTGGTGCCGTGGCTGGTGGTGGGATCTCTGCGGGGGCCTCGTTAATCGGTAACGCGCGTTCTCCTGGGGCTACTAAGGAAGGCGCTTCAGTAGATGCCCGGGGAGATGTTAGCTATTCTGACGCCCTGGATTCGCTGCAAAGCATGGGAACCGAGCCATTCGACCCTAACGCCCCATCTGGTGCGGTTATTGACCAGATGGATGCCCCCCCTTCACAGGTTGCGCCTCTCGGCCAGCCTATGCAGACGCAAGAGCCGACCGTTACCTCCGCAGGGGAAGAGCGCTCTTTATCTGAGGTCACCGCTGAACTTTCGTTAAAAGACCCTAAAGAGGCGATGTCTCTAGCGGATGAGCTGCAAAAGAATCTACCTGTAGAGCAAAAGGCCGCACTGTACGAAGCTGCTGCGGCCCCGTCACCGCTTAACGCTGAGTCATCTAGCCCCCGAGCTGTTGATCGACTCGAAGGTAAAGAAGTAGCTCCGCAGGATGTCCCCGAGCTTATCGATGGGGGTGATGGGCCCGTCCTTGAAGTAGAGGGTCGAGACTCCACCATCCCAATCGGAGACCCGATACCCTCGGGCGCCCCCGGAATTGAACCCGAATCCACCCGCGTTGGCGGTGAGAGTGTCCTTGACGGGGATGGGCTTGTTGAGGATGTAGCTCATGATGTAGCTCCTAATTATAGTGATTCGTTAAAGTTTGTAGAACCGTCGTGGTCGGTAAAAGACTCCGTCCAGAAGCAGATGGATACTATCCAGCCGTCTGCGGCTAAGGCCTCGCCAGAAATTGTCGATTTGGTGAAGGGGAATAATAAGATATCCGCAGGTTTTAGCAAAAAAACCTTACAGTCTATGAGGGATGATGGCGCAGACCCTAGTCAGGTTAACGGGGTTATCCGAGAGGGGCGCTTAGAGTTCAATCCAGAGAGGATAAAAACTAAGGAGGATTTGCGATCACTGGTCGCCCATGAGTCAAGTCATCTAGGCATGTCAGGGATGCTGGGTGGAAAATTAAACCAAACCCTTGATAAGGTATCCAAATCAAAAGATCACGTCGTTAAGAACGCCCTGCGCGAGGCTGCTGGGCAGTATACAGATCAGTTGTCAGGTATGCAGGATGTAGACGCCCGTAGGCTGATTGCTTCGGAGGCGATTGCTAAATTATCAGAAAAAGGGGTTAAGACCAATCTGATGCAGGGTGTTATCCAGCGAGTAAAAAGATCGTTAAAAGATGTTACAGGGTTGGAGTACTCAGAGTCAGATGTGTCGTCATTGATCGCTAGTTCCGCTAATTACGCCCAGAATAAAGGGTTGCTTGGGGACACTAAAAAGATTAGTGGCGCGCAATACTCTATGGACAATAGCCTAGAGAAAGAAAAGGCTGATCTAATTTCAGGGAATAAATTTAATGCCCCAGCAAAAGAAATAATCACCTTAAAAAGCCGACTGAAAAAAATCCGTGAAAATTTAGGTGCTGACAACAGGGGATACCAAATAAAGCGGTTTGAGCAGAATTTTATCGATCAATTCTCCTCATTCAAAAACGTTTTGAAAGATAAGGACGCATGGCAGATGAGCCACTTAACCGAGGCTCACGCAGGGGCCACAGAAGCGATTATCGACCACGGCACTCCTATTCTAGAAGAGAACGTGATAACGATTAATAAGGGCGAAAAAAGCTTCTCGCAAATCCTTGGGGGATTGAAAGGCGAGGGGCGTGTATTTATGAAGTGGGTTGCAGGCAACAGAGCTGAAAGGTTGAAAGGGGAGAATAAAGAAAAGCTCTTTTCCCGTGAGGATATTTCCTTATTGAAGTCCTTAAACGAGGGGACTATGTCGGACGGCGCGGCCCGCGCGCCAGCCTATGCACAAGCATTGAAAGACTTCCAGGTTATGCAAAACAGAGTGAATCAAGTAGCGGTGGACACGGGGCTTATGTCTAAGGAAGCGGCTAAGCAATATTCCGAGGAAGGATTTTACGTCCCTTTCAACCGGAGATTCGAGGACGGGAAGCACGGCCCTTTCTCGGGCGGGTCGCTTGAAGGGCAGTATGCTTTCAAGGAATTGAAGGGCGCGGACATTCCGTTAAACGATTTGATTACGAATACCGTGGCTAACTGGGATCACGTTATCCATGCGTCACTTAAAAACCAAGCGGCGCTTAAAGCCATTGATACTGCGGTTTCCCTAGGGATAGCAACCAAAGCGAAGCGAGAAGGAAAGCGGACGGTTACGGTTCGCCGTGGTGGTGTTGAAGAGATGTATGATATCGCCGAGGGCCGTGACAATCAGTTGGTGCTTGACTCATTGACCGTTGAGCGCCCTGAAATTCTAGATAACCCTATTATTGAAGGTTTTGGAGTCGTGAAGAATTTAGCCGCGGCTGGGATCACTGCGTCAGTAAAATTTAAGCTGGGAAATCTCGTTAGGGATACTATCCAGACAGCGGCAACAGGCATGCACAGTGCATACATACTGCCTAACGTTATCAGGGGGTGGAAGGCCACAAAGGCCGACAGTCAAACGAGTGCTGACATGATGGCTGGCGGCGGGATATTCACCGCGACCGGGTGGCGTAAAGCGATTGATGACCCTACCGAGATACAGCGGTTGATCGATAAAAAAATTCCATCAGACAAGGCTCCTACTATTCCGGTTAAATCGTGGCGGGTTATTAAAGCTCTATGGCGTAAATATGACGAGGTGGGGGCCCGATTCGAAAATGTTAACCGTGCTTCTGAGTATGTAGCGCTGCGCAAAAAAGGAAAAAGCCGCCTGGAATCTAACTGGCGCGCAAGGGATGTTACAGATTTCACCCGCGTAGGCATACTACCGTTCACGAAGACCGTTGCTAAGACAGCACTGTTTGTTAATGCGCGCGTGCAAGGGATGTCTAAGGTTGCCCGAGAGGCACGCAACCCGGAGCAGAGGAAGCAGTTCTACGCGGTAGCCACGGCTTACACAGCGGCCTCAGCCGGGATGTACATGGCTATCCGTGATGATGACGATTATAAAGATTTGAGCGACTCCGTTAGGGATATGAACCATATTGCTAAAATCCCAGGGACGGATTTTCTCATCACCATTCCTCGGGCATTTGAGCTGGGGACCGTAACGACAATTGTCGAGCGCTCGATTGAGCAGTTTGTTGATGATGAAGTTAACGGCAAACTCTTTATCGATAGATTACAGCACGCGATCCTTGAGACGTTGAACCTAAATCCTATGCCTCACGCTCTTAGGTTGAAGAAACAGATACAACAGAACAGGAGTGATTTTACTCAGTTCCCTATCGAATCAATGTCGATGATGAACAAGTCTAAAGTGGAGCGAAAGGATAGTTACACCTCGTCAACCGCCGAGGGGATCTCTCGCGCTATCGATTTGGCGATGGTGGGTGATACCCCTCTATCCCCTGCTCAGGTTGATTTTCTTATTCACGGCCTCTTTGGCTGGGCTGGCGATAAAATCACCGAGATAGCGGACGGGGCGGTGATGGATTGGGCAATGGATAAGCCTGATAAGCCTGCTAATCAGTTCATCGATAAACCCGTGGTGAAAGAGTTCCTCGGGAAATTTATAAGGCCTACAGAGGGTAGATCCTCTAAGCATTCAGCAAAGCTTTATGATAGGAAGAACAAGTATGACGAGATAAATGGCAATTTTAGAGGTGGAAGCAAGAGACAGATTACTAAACTTCTAAAGAACCATGTGGGCGCTATACGAGTGACTACGGATAAAAAGGGGGAGAATCATTACAAATACAAGCTATCCCCTGATGCAGGCCGTGTAGCCAAAGTCTTTAGTGATGTAAAAACTGAGAGAAATAACGCGCTTGAGTCGACCACCTTAACGCCCGAACAGAAGAGAGAGATTGTTAATAAAGGGGTGAAATACAAGAATGATATCGCTAGGGATTTCACGCGCTACATGCAGCACGTTGACGATTTCTACGATAATTATAAAAAGTCAGATAACCGAGTGGCCCATGCTAAGACATTGGGTATTTTGGATAGGCTCCAAGCTGAGAGTGATAAGATTACGAAGCGCAAGGATCTGGGCCCTGCCGAGATAGGTCGACGCGCTAAATTGGAGTTAAAGCGGCCTTTGTGGAAAGCGATGGCGGATTTAGCTAAGAAAGAGAACGACAAATTTTAACGGGATTGATATGGGAATTATTTCTAACAGTATTATTTCAGATGGCGTTTATCCTAAGTGTGGTGGCGGTGGAGGTGAAGGCCCTCCACCTGTGACTCATACAACGTATGATTTCACAGCGACAGCGGCTACGACTGCAAACATCGAGTTCCAGGATGATGGCGACACTCAGGGAACGGTCGTAAAATTTAAAGGGACCGATTACCCAAGCCCTTTTACGGAGGCTATGTCCTCGGGTGAGGTGGCGACGTTATCGATCCCGTCGACCAATACGCTGAAATTATTTAAAGCGACAGGTGGTTCTCTTAGTGGTGATTTAACGGGGCTAGCGCCTTCGCATACGCTCTATTTAAACGGGGCTAGTCTTACTTTCTCGGGTGATTTAACGGGGCTAGCGCCTTCGTACGATGTATTGATATACGGGAATAGCCTTACTCTCTCGGGTGATTTAACGGGGCTATCTCCTTCGCTCCAGCTCTATTTATACGGGGCTAATCTTACTCTCTCGGGTGATTTAACGGGGCTAGCCCCTTCGCATACGCTCTATTTATACGGGTCTAGTCTTACTTTTTCGGGTGATTTAACGGGGCTAGCGCCTTCTTACCAGCTCTATTTATTCGGGGCTAGTCTTACTTTCTCGGGTGATTTAACGGGGCTATCTTCTTCTTACTCGATATTAATATACGGGAATGATCTTACTCTCTCGGGTGATTTAACGGGGGTAGCGCCTTCGTACCTAGCATTAATGAACGGGAATGATCTTACTTTCTCGGGTGATTTAACGGGGCTAGCGCCTTCGTACCGGATCTATTTGAGCGGGGCTAGCCTTACTTTCTCGGGTGATTTATC